ACAAGCTCAACGGCGCCATCCAGGGCGCCGAACGCAAGCTGAAGGACCGCACGCTGCGCCACGGCGGCCGGCCGATGATGGGCTGGGTCGTGGGCAACGCGAAGACCGAGACGCGCGGCTCCGCCATGCTGGTCACCAAGCAGGCCGCCGGCCGCGCCAAGATCGACCCGCTGGTCGCCGCGTTCAACGCCTTCATGCTGATGAGCCGCGGTCCCGAGGCCGCGCGCGGCAAGCTGATCAGCGTGCCGGCCGGCTACTCGCTGGTGGCGGCGTAATGTCCGGCTTTCTCGATCGCCTCCGCGCCCGCCGCGCCGCCACGGTCCGCGCCGACGGCACGTCCGGGACGATCAACCCGGCGCAGTGGCTGATCGACTGGATCCGCGGCGGCGAGCCGACCGCCGCCGGCGTCGCGGTCAACCCCGAATCGGCGATGCGCCTCGCCGCGGTCTACGCCTGCGTCCGGGTGATCGCCGAGGACGTCGCCAAGGTGCCGCTGCATCTCTACCGCCGGCTGCCCGGCGGCGGCCGCGATCGCGCCGACGATCGCCCCGCCGCGCGCGTGCTGCGCCGGCCGAACGCGATGCAGACCGGCATGGAGATGCGCGAGACGATGACCGCGCATGCCGTGCTGCGCGGCGCCGGCTACGGCGAGATCATCGAGAACCGCGCCGGCGACGCGACCGGCATCGTGCCGCTCGACCCGGCGCGCACCACCCAGCTGCTCGACGGGATGGGCCGCGAGATGGGTTTCCGCACCACCCGCCCCGACGGCACGGTCGACACCCTGCCGGCGTCGCGCGTGCTCTACCTGCGCGGCCTGTCGCTCGACGGCGTCACCGGCTGCTCGCCGGTGACCTACCACCGCGAGACCATCGGCCTCGGCCATGCCGCGCTGCAGATGGGTGCGCGCCAGCTCGCCAACGACATCGGCGGCAGCGTGTTCCTGCAGGCGCCCGACGGCTTCGCCTTCAAGGACGCCGAGTCGCGCCAGAACCACGTCAAGGCGCTGAAGGAATGGGCGACCGGCAAGAACAAGTACGCGCCGATCCCGCTCGAATGGGGCTTCCGGCCGGTGCGCGTCGCGATGACCAACGAGGACGCGCAGTACATCGAGGGCCGCAAGCTGACCCGCTCGGAGATCGCCGCCATCTTCCGCGTCCCGCCGCACAAGATCGGCGACCTCGAGAAGGCGACGTTTTCCAACATCGAGCACCAGGCCATCGAATACGTCGTCGACACGCTGCTGTCGTGGTACCGGCGCTGGGAGCTCCGCCTCGACGCCGCGCTGCTCAGCGAGGAAGAGCAGGAGGTCTACTTCTTCGAGCACCTGGTCGACGGGCTGCTGCGCGGCGATATCAAGGCGCGCTACGAGGCCTACCAGATCGGCCGCAACATCGGCACGCTGAGCCGCAACGACGTGCGCCGCTTCGAGAACCAGAATCCGCTCTCCGCCGCGGATGGCGGCGACGACTACCGCAGCTTCGCCGAGCTGCAAAACGCGACGCGGCCAACACCCGCCGAGGAGACTGCCTGATGCTGATCCGCATGGACGCCACCCGCGACTCGCTGCGCGGCCGGGCGCGCGCCTTCCAGTTCGCCGCCGACGCCGCCGGCCCGGCCTTCGAGATCCGGGGCGCCGCCGGCGACGAGGCCGAGATCCTGCTGTACGACGAGATCGGCTTCTGGGGCATCACCGCCAAGATGTTCGTCGAGCAGCTCAGCCAGGTCACCGCGAAGAAGATCAGCTTGCGCGTCAACTCGCCGGGCGGCGACGTGTTCGACGGCATGGCGATGTTCAACGCGCTGCGCCGCCACCCCGCCGCGGTCACCGCGACGATCGACGGGCTCGCCGCCTCGGCCGCCTCGGTCGTGATGCTCGGCGCCGGCCGGGTCGAGATCGCCGCCTCCGCCATGGTGATGATCCACAAGCCGTGGGGCATCGTGCTCGGCGACGACGAGGAGATGCACGCCTTCGCCGACCTGCTCGCCAAGCTGAGCGGCCAGATCGCCGGCGTTTACATCGCGCGCACCGGCAACGACGCCGACCAGGTGGCCGACTGGATGAAGGCCGAGACCTGGTTCACCGGCGCCGAGGCGGTCGAGCACGGCTTCGCCGACGCGCTCACGCCCGAGGACCGCGCCGCCAAGAACCTGACGCGCTGGGACCTGCGGGCGTTTACCAACGCGCCGCCCAACCCTCCCCCGCAAGCGGGGGAGGGCGAGGGAGGGGGTGCGCCGGCGCCGCGCCCCCACCTCGCCGCGCTGCGCCGCGACATCGAGGTCTCGCGCCTGCGCGTTCCCGACTGATCGACGTATTTGCAGCCGCGCAAGCGGCCCTTCGCCCGTCGATCGGCAACGGGCGGCGGACGACCGACCGCGCCGAACTGAAAGGAAGACGACCATGAAAACCCTAACGCACGGCTTGCTGGCGTTGGCTGCAATCGCGCTGCTCAGCGTCGGCCTGTTTATCGATCCGGCGTCGGCCGGCCAGGCGCCGGATATCGCCCGGCTGTTCGACACCGGGCTCGCCGAGCTCGGCGGCGGGCTGGTGCTGATCGGCGAGATCAGCATCAAGGCGCTCAAGCAGAAGCGCGCCGAGCTGCACACCGGCCTCGAGGCGATCGTGACCGCCGCCGAGGGCCAGGATCGCGACCTCACCGACGAGGAGCAGGCGGCGTACGACGCCGCCAAAGCCGACATCGCCGCGATGGACAAGCGCATCGCGCGCGCCGAGGAGATCGAGCAGGCCAAGCTCGCCGCCATGACCCCGGTCAACCCGGGCGGTGGTGGCGGCGGCGGCTCGCTCATCCTGCCGCCGCAGCTCGCCCGCGGCCCGGCGCCGCGCCACTTCAGCGGCCCGACCGCCCGCGAGGATGCCTACAAGTCCGGCATGTTCCTCGCCGCGGCGCTGTACAAGTCGCCCGAGGCGCTGGAATGGTGCCAGGCGAACGGCGTGCCGGTGATGAAGGCCGGCCGCGACTGGTTCGACAAGGGCGATCCGACCCGGCCCAGGGGGGCGCTGTCGACCGGGATCAACACGTCGGGCGGCTTCCTGGTGCCGACCGAGTTCGAGACCGCGATCATCAACCTGCGCTTCACCTATGGCGTGGCGCGGCGTTTCTGCGAGCCGGTGACCATGGCGAGCGATACCCAGGAGGTGCCGCGCAAGGAAGGCGGCCTCACCGCCTATCCGGTGGGGGAGAACGTCGAGCTGACCGAAAGCGAGGGCGGCTGGGGGATGGTCACGCTGACCGCGCGCAAGTGGGGCGTGCTGACCCGCTGGTCGACCGAGCTCAACGAGGACGCCATCATCGAGATGGCCGACAACCTCGCCATGGACATCGCCAAAGCCTTCGCCTACGCCGAGGACAACGCGCTGTTCAACGGCGACGGCACGTCGACCTATCACGGCATCGTCGGCATCCGCGTCAAGCTCATCGACGGCAGCCACGACGGGTCGAAAGTCGACGCGGCGTCGGGCCACGACACGTTCGCCGAGATCGACGCCACCGACCTCGCCAATGTCAAGGCGCTGGTGCCCGATTACGTCACCAACCCGTACTGGCTGTGCTCGCGGCAGTTCAAGTCGCTGGTGTTCGACCGGCTCGCCATGGCGGCCGGCGGGGTCAGCAAGGTGGAAGTGGGCGGCCGCCCGAACGACGCCTACGACGGCGACCCGATCTTCACGGCGAACGCCATGCCGCGCTCGACCGGCGACCTGTCGGACGTCGTCATGGCGCTGTACGGCGATCTGCGGCCCGGCGTCAAGTTCGGCAGCCGGCGCGGCATGATGATCGCCACCACCGATCAGCGCTACTGGGAGCTCGACCAGCTCGGCATCAAGGGCACCGAGCGGTTCGACATCAACTGCCACACGCTCAAGGGGCTCGACGAGGACGGCACCAGTGCGGTTGCCGGCCCCGTGATCGGGCTGGTCGGCGAGTGATGCGGCCCTTCACCGGCACGGCGAGGGTGGTGACGCTGGCGGGCGGGTCCCGCCGGCTGATCCTCCGTTCGCCGACCGGCGAGGAGGTCTACAGGGACTTCCCGCCGGACGAATGGGTCGCACTGATGCGCGCCGCCACGTTCACCAATCCCCCACCCAACCCTCCCCCGCTCGCGGGGGAGGGCAAGGGAGGGGGCGCGCCGGCCCCGAAATCCGCCACCCCGCGCAAGCGGTCGCCGTCGAGGACGGCGAAAGCCAGGAAAGGAAAGTAAGCCATGCTTCGAGGTGCCAACGACAAGGGCGTCATCGTCCTCAAGCCGCAGTCGGTCGCGACCACCGCCACCGCGACCGGGCTGATCGACACGCTGGGCTACAGCTTCTGCCAGCTCGACGTGCTGCTCGATTCGGCCGCCGCGGTCAGCTCCAACCCGGCGGTGCTCAAGCTGTCGGAGTCCGACGACACCGTGGTCACCAACTTCGCCGACATCGCCGCGTTCGTCGGCGGCGGCGCCGGCGGCTTCACCGTGCCCGACGCGTCGACCGACACGCCGCAGATCGTGCGGATGAACGTCGATCTGCGCAAGCCGCGCAAGCGCTACCTGAAGACGACGCTCACCCCGGCCGGCGCCGCCCAGCTGGTGGCGGCGTCGGCGCGGCTCAGCCGGGCCGACGAGGTGGCGATCAGCGACGCCGGGATGGGCTGCGCCGAAGTGGTGCACGGCTGATGGATGCTCTAAGCGAGGCGGCGCGGGACGACACCCGCGCCGCTGTCGGTATCACCCGTCCGGCCGACCTGCCGGCCGCCCGCAAGCTCCTGGGTGGGGACGTGGGGGACGGACCGGCTGCCCATCAACCGGTGCACGTCACCGGGCAGCCGGTTCGTTACGACATCGGCGCCGGGAACCGGCGGCTCGACGGGTTTATCCCCGTCGACCGCCGCCCGGTCGACGGCAACCCGCCGGGCGAGGCGTATCCGCTCAGCCTCGGCGGGGTGCCGGTGCCGGAGGCCGCCGCCGACGAGATCCGCGCGTCCCACGTGCTCGAGCATTTCGGGCACGGGCTGGTGCCGACGGTGCTGGCCCACTGGGCGTCCCGGCTCAAGCCGGGCGGCCGGCTGAGGATCGCGGTGCCGGATTTCGAGTGGATCGCGCGGCGCTATCTCGACGGCGAGCCGATCAACACCCAGGGCTACGTGATGGGCGGCCAGACCCATGCCGACGATTTCCACGCCACCGTGTTCGACCGCGAGCTGCTCGCCGAGCTGCTGATCGAGGCCGGGCTCGAGCGCATCGGCCCGTGGGTGTCCGACGCGGCCGACGACGCGTCGCTGCCGGTGTCGCTCAACCTCGAGGGCACCCGCCCGGCGGGCCCGGCCGACCTGTCGCGCACCACCGCCATCCTGTCGGCGCCGCGCTTCGGGCCGGTGATGCATTTCGCCTGCGCCCATCGCGCCTTCGCCGGCCTGCGCATCCCCTACCAGATCGGCCAGGGCGCGTACTGGCACCAGGTGCTCGCCGAGCTGATCGAGCGGCAGGTGGCGGATGGCGGGGAGCTGATCCTCACGCTCGATTACGACACGGTGTTCACCGCCGAGGACGTGCGCCGGCTGCACCGCATCCTGACCGCGCTGCCCGAGCTCGACGCGGTGTGCGCGCTGCAGATGAAGCGCGCCCGCGCCACGGCGCTGCTGTCGCTGGTCGATGCCGACGGCAAGGCGCGCGACCGCGCCTGGCGCGCCGAGTTCGACCGCGCCGCGGTGCGCGTCGCCACCGGGCATTTCGGCTGCACCCTGTTTCGCGCCGCCGCGCTGCGATCGCTGCCGCGCCCGTGGTTCGTTCCAACGCCGGACGCGGCGGGGCGCTGGGGGGACGAGCGCACCGACGCCGACATCGCGTTCTGGCAGGCGTGGGCCGCCGCCGGGCTGACCGTCGCGGTCGCGCCGCGCGTGCCGGTCGGCCACCTGGCGGAGACCATCATCTGGCCCGGCGCCGGGCTTAGCCCCGTGTTCCAGGCCACCGCCGACTACAACGAGGACGGCCGCCCGGCCGGCCTGATGGGAGACACCTGACATGGCGAAGAAGATCTACGTCGCCGGCACCGGGCCGGTCGACCCGGCGACATACGCCTTCACCAGCCGCGCCGTGCAGGTGCTGCGCGCCTACGGGCCGTTCTCGGTCGGCATCGTCATCCCCAACATGCCGGCCGCCGAGCGCGAGCTCCGCATCCGCACGCACCAGGTGGAACCGTACGCCCCACCGAAGGCGCGGCCGAAGAAAACGCCGCCCGGTCCGGCGCAGCTGCCGGCTCCAGTCGGCTTCGTCTGATCCACCGTCGAGGAGAACCCCGTCATGGCAACCAGCACGCGACCTCTCGACATGGCCACTCTCGAAGGGGCGGCGCGCGCCTATGCGCCGCGCTTCTCGCTGCCGAGCGTGTGGTCGCGGCGCTCGCCGTCCATCGCGATCGGCGGGCGCGACTGGGTCATCCAGTCGCTCTTCAACGCGACCCTGAAGGATGAGTTCGAGGTGCTGCTCGCCCTGGTGCGCGACGAGATGGGGGCGCGCGCCCGCGCCGAGCTCGACGCGGTCGCCAAAAAGACCTTCACCCCGCGCCGCGACAAAATCTTCCACGAGCTGCTCGCCGGGCGGCTCGCCGTGACGCCGTCGGGCGAGCATATCGAGGGCGCGATCGGCCGGGTCGAGATCGGCCGGCGCTTCATCGCCTGGCACCCGGCCGAAATCGAGGCGCGCGATTCGATCCTGCGGCGCCGCCGGCTCGGGCTCGACAAGTCGCGCCGCGAGACCGAGATCCGCATGTTGCCGCTGAGCTGGCCGATCTATGCCGGCGAGGGCGACGAGCGCATCCGGCCCGGCGGCGGCGCCGCCGATCCGCTGCCCGACGGCACGCCCGGGCTCGACCTCGGCGCGGTGGCGACGCGGCTCGCCAACGTGATCGCGATCGACGCGTGCGACGCCATCGTCGACCGGCTCGACGAGGGCGCCGGCGCCGCGGTCATCTCGATCCGCTCCGGCGCCCAGCCGGCCGATCCCGACACCACCGCGACCGGCACCCTGCTCGCCAAGCCGGTGATGGGCGATCCGGCCTACGGCGCCGCGGCCGACGCCGCGCCGGGCGGGCGCGCCACCGCGGCGGCGATCACCGACGACAGCTCGGCCGCCGCGACCGGCACCGCCGGCTACTGCCGCAAATCCTCGACCAACGACGGCGCCACCCCGCTCGACGACCTGATCGACGGCAATGTCGGCGATACCGGCACCGCCGGCGTCGATTTCGACATGGTGCTCAACACCGTGAGCATCGTCTCCGGCGCCGCCGTCGGCATCACGTCGGACATCATGACCATGCCGGAGAGCTGAGCCGTGCCCGATTTCGAATTCAACATCGCCAAGAGCCGGGCGATCGAACTGATAAACCGCGTCAAGTCGGGCGATCCGGCGGCGTCGCGGCTTTATGTGATGCTCCTGACCGTTGCCGAAACGCAGGGGCTGGTGCAGGACTACGATACGTTCGCGGCAATTCTAGCGGGGTCGAACACGGAGTTCGCCGGAGCCGGCTATGCCCGTGTCGTGCTCGCCGCCGCCGATCTGGCCGCACTCTCGCCGGACGATACCAACAACTGGTTCCAGACCCTGATCGCCCTTATCGATTTCAGCGGCAACACCGATAGCGGGACGATGATCGTCAGTGGCGTTCTGGGTTACGCGCCCACCGCCACTCCGGCGGACAGTGCGATCGTGCCGATACTGCATTTCGACGTCGGGCAGAATACGGCGGGCGCCGCCATCCAGATCACCAACCTCGGCGTTCGCGGTGTGTGAATGCCAGACCTCCTATGGATGTCCGAGTATTTTCATACGAGCCAGCCGTGGGGAACCGGGCGCCGGCGATCGACATGGGCGCGGCCAGCGGCGGCATCGTGTCCAAGGTAATGCAGCAGATGGCGGCGTGAGGGACAGATGGCAGCACTGATCGACATCGTCACCAAGGGCTCGACCGACCGCTCGGTCACGCTCCGCATCATCGACAACGTCGACGGCACGCCGGAGACCGGCGTGGTATTCAACACCGCGGGCATCGATTTGTGGTACCGGCGCGAGGGCGCCGCCAAGGTCGCGATCACCGAGGCCGACCTGGCGACCCCGGCGCTGACCGACCCGCATCTCGACGGCGGCTTCCTGCACATCGCCGACGGCGACTACCGGCTCGATCTGCCGGATGCCGCGTTCGCCACCGGCGCCAACCATTTCGAGGTCGGCGGCACGGTCACCGGCATGATCGTGATCGGCGGGCGGGTGCGCCTGATCGACGAGGACATCGACGACGCGACCCGCGCCGCCAGGCGCCGCGCCGCGACCGACCTGATCCTGACCGGCACGGTGAACGACGCCTTCACCACCCCGACCGCCACCACCTTCGCGGTGACCGGGCTCGGGGTGACCGCCAACGACCGCCTGATCGGCCGCCCGGCCGGCATCTATGCCGGCGGGCTCGCCGGCGAGGCCACCGTCATCACCGACGCCGCCTATGACGCCGGCAACGACGAATACGTGCTCACCGTCGAATCGATGTCCGGCGCCCCGTCCGACGGGGATTCGGTGGTGGTGCTGTAGCGATGTCCGATTTCGTGAACCGGACGTCGGCGGAGCTGGTGCGGTCGGGCAACGACCCCGACTATCCGGGCGCCGGCTGGATCATCAATCCCGACCTGTCGGCGTTCGACGCCATCGGCGGGTACGACGCGCGGTACGCCACCATCTCCGGCGACGACGTGCTGCTGAAGTCGCAGGCTGAGCGCGACGCGGTGGACGCGGCTGACCTGGAAGCCGGTCGGGACTCGACGGCGGCGCAGCTCGACGAGCTGGAAGGCGTACTGCGGGCGTTCGCGCTCGCGGTCCTCGACGAGATCAATCTCCATGCCGTGCGCATCACGGCGATCCTCGACGCCATCGACAACGCCAGCAACCTCGCCGGCGTGAAGACGGCGGTCGCGGCGATCCCGGACGTGCCGCAGCGCACCGTCGCGCAGCTGAAGGCCGCGATCCGCAGCAAGCTGGGCTCGTGACATGGCGACCGGGACCGTCATCCTGCCGCTGCTCGGCGCCGTCTTCGACCCGACGAATCCGCCGGCCGTCGGCTTCAAGAACGCCGGCCCGCATCTCGATTTCGACAGCGCCACCGACGAGCTGATCTATGTCACGTTTCGGCTGCCGGCCGACTACGCCAGCGCGCCGGTGCTCAAGTTCCAGTGGGGCGGCGTCGCCTCGGTCACGACCTCGCACACCGTCAGGTGGTCGTGCGAGGTCATGGCGCTGACGGCGGACACCGACGGTGATCCGGACACGGACTCCTACGACACGGTGAACGCGGTCGATGACGACATTCTCGGGACGACGGCCGGTCGTATTCAGGAAGCGAGTCTGTCGCTGACGAACTTCGATTCCGGCGCTGCGGGCGACTGGATCAAGCTCAAGATCTATCGCGACGCCAACCATGCCAATGACGATCTGCCGGAAGACGCGCGGCTCTGGGCGCTGAGCTTCGAATACACCACGAGCTAGGCCGTGCTGGACTTCACCGGCAACGGATCGACCGACTACTTCACCGCACCGTCGTCCAACATCTTCGACTGCCCGGACGGCGACTGGTGCTGGATCATCTGGACCCGCTTCGACAGCCTGGCGGGGAGCGCGTTCAACTACTTAATCTCGAGCGGCGCGGTCGGCGGCAACAACGTCACCAACATCTACTTTCCAGAGGCAAGCTCCGGGGACGATCCTGCGGCCGGAATTCGCATGGCCTTCGACTCGGCCATTCCCGACGTCCACACGACCGCGGACTTCGATGCCAACCAGACGCCCTGGCTGATCGTCGCTGGCCGCAAGTCAAACACGCTTGGCATCCGGGTCGCGCAACCGGGCGCCACCGCTGTGATCGGTCCTACCACAACGGCCGTGCCGAGCGGGAGTCAGGGGACTCCGGGCACGTGGTACTTCGGTAGCCGGTCCGATCTTCAGTCCGCGCGGTTTTTCAAGAACCATGCCGGCGAGTTCTTCCGGGGCGATTTCTATCCGTCGGACGCCGAGATCGTCGCGATGGCCAACGGCCTGCATCCGCTGGCGCTCGGCAAGCCGTTTACCTTCTGGTGGCCGGCCTACGGGGACACCGGCGGCAACCAGATAGCGCCGATCGGCGGCAGCGTGCTGACCCGGAACGGCACGCCGGGCACGTCGCGGCACGCGCCCATCACGCTCGGCGGGGCGACGGCGGTAACGCGATCGTCCGCCGGCCCGGCCACCGGCACCATCGCTCACGTCGCGCCGTCCGCCGTCCAGGCGCTCGCCGCCGCGCTGCGCGTGCCGGGCGCGACGGCGCACCGCGCGCCGGCCGCCGTGCAGGCGCTCGCCGGCCACATGGTGCCGTCGGGCGCGACGGCGCATGTCGCGCCCTCCGCCCTCCAGGCGATCGCGGCGTTCCTCGCCACCAAGGCGACCGGGCTCACCTTCACCCAGCTCGGGCCGCACGCACTCCCGTCGAAGCCGTGGGGCCCGTTCACCGGCAAGGAGATCGCGGTCACCGGCTCGATCGGCCACGTCGCGCCGGCGCTGGTGCAGGCGATCGCCGCGGCGGAACGTTTCGCCGGCACCGCCGCCCACGTCGCCCCGGCGGCGCGCCAGGCGGCCGACGGGCTGCTGATCCCGTCCGGCACGGCGGCGCATGTCGCGCCGGCCGCTTTGCAGGCGGTCACCGGCGGCTCGGGCCAGTTCGGCTTCGCCGCCCACCTCGCGCCGGCCGCGATCGCCGCGCTCGACGCGGCCGAGCGTCTCGCCGGCGCGGTGGCGCAGCTCGCCCCGCCCGCCGTGCAGGCCATGGTGGCGGCGGAGACCGTCGCCGGTGCCGTCGCCCAGCTGGCGCCCGCGCTGGTCCAGGCGATCGCCGGCACCCTCACCATCACCGGCGAGGCGGCGCACGTCCTCGCCGCCGCGATCGCCGCGATCACCGGCG